CTTCACTAAGATCTAGTGTTGCAAGATCACCTTCGATGGATCCCTTACGGGCCAGACGCTGGTTAGGTGTCTGGTCATCGAAGAATATGATCTGAGAGAAGATGTCATCCTTTCTCAGCTCATCAAGAAACACCTCGAGAAGAGCCTGTTGCGTGTATTGCATGCAAGTAGGCTCAATCGCGATGATTCGGGGCGTCTTCAACGTTTTAGGAACCGTGATAACCCTTACGGGTCTCTCGGCTCCGGGTTCGAGGAAGGTGACACGTTCGAGAAGTTCGAAGTACTTCCATCCTGGGGTAAGACACACCAGTGATGGAAAGAACTTCTCAAGACGCTCGGTCCATTCTGTCTGGAGGTACTTTCGGTTTCCCGAAAGCCTGTCAGCAGTTGAACCGGGCCCGTGCTTTGGCATCCATTCTTCACTGTGTACCCGAAGGTCACAAGAAGAAAGAAGGTCGCCAAAGAGAACCAGGCCAGTACGCATAAAGCTGGAATAACCAGTTTCAGCGAACGTACTGTCATGCTTCTTCATCTCCTTCTCACACTCGATGTATCCCTTGATTGCCTTCACAGTGCGTGCATCGCTGCACTCAATGTGAAGCTTTGCCATCATCAGCGTTAGCTGACGGAGTGCAAAGATTGCATCAATCTCGGGAGAATCGAGCAATCGTCCCTCGACACTATCGAACACACGCTCAAGGAAACCCCGGAGAAATCTGGGGAGACCGCCTGTCCAGGAGAAACCCTGGAACAGGTCGTGAGCGACGAATCCTCGGTCAAGACCTTTTTGGAGGTCCGAACCGAAGTTCGCCAGGGTAATCGTTAGAAACGATAACCCCTCGTGTTCGAATCGAGCAAGGGCAGTTTTTCTGTCCTTGCTGGTGCTAGTGCCGATCTGCGTACCCAGTTCTTCGAGTACGCAAAGCCAGAGCTGCATGAGGCTTTTCATCCGGTCCCTTTCATCTAGGGTACTGGAGTCCCGACTCATGCACTGACCACACGCGAAAGCGTGTCCGTCCCCCAGAGACAACCTTAATCTCTGGGAACGACAGCAATCGGTCGGGTTTCTGCAGGCGCAATGTCAACGGTATCGATGAACTCGATATCCTCCTCGTATACGGCCTTACGAATAGTAAGGACGTAATGACCGAGGATCCACTCACGAAGGGTGACTAGAAGAACGGGAGCATCCCATTCTTTTAGGCCCTTCTTTGTGCGTGGAGGAACAAAGTGCCTAAGAACCCGAGCCGAAGCCATCAGTTCTCTCCACCAAGAACCTTGGTGATGAGGGCTCCACTCGAAGCGTTCAGCTGGGCGATGAAACCATCGACCACCTGCTTCTGCTCCGTGACCGTGTAACCCAGCAGCGGAACATCGAACACCATGTAACAAGACATGGAGTATCGGTTGTTCTGCGCCGAGATAAACGGGTCCGGAGAGATCTTCGAGTGATCGATGCGGACGAGGTGCCGGTTCCTCTTACCGTACTGGTGAGAGACCGACTCCTTAACGAGACCATCATTGGACTGAAAAGCTCCACTGTTGATCCCGCTGCTAACTCGCGGAAGCGAGATAGCAACCGCATTGATAGTGACGGACTGAGGGTCAGAGAGTGCCATGAGACAGCTCCTAGGGTTGAAGTACAAGCCGGGCGGCTTGTACTAGCGGATGGTGCAGTACGAAATCTGCGCTACAATCGGCTGATGCCGAGTGCAGCGAGGATTGAGAGCTGACGGGTCGTCAAAGACCCTTTGTCAACCCCAAACCCAAAGGGTGTTGCACGCCTGCGTTTCTTCACCTCAGTAATGAGTTGAAGCTGCAACGGCGTGCTACCGTATCCATTCAAAATGTATCCGGTAGCCGTGTACGTGTCCTTAATGATGGTATGTTCCATCAGGTACCCGTACCGCAACACAAGGCCGTCGCTGGCGAACGAGGAGAGATTATGCATATTATCTCCGATGTTCGTGAACCAGTCGGCAGCCCAGCTCCATGGCGTCAAGTTCCACAAGGTCTCGGGAGTCAATTCGAGACCGAGGATCTGCTGAGCGAGGTAGAGATTCTTCTGCCAAGCGGTCCGACTTTCATAGTCGGCCGGGAGGTAGTAAGTAAATCCACCCGCAAACCAGATTTTCCTCTCGATTTCTCGAGAGAGGAACGTAGCCGCCCCAGGAAGTTGCGTATAGCCAGCAGCAGGCCGTCTAGCAGAACCGAGCCAAAGCCCGGATCTGTTAGGGTCGACCTGTACCTGCTGTTCTATAGGCGTCTCCCTGATCGTGGGGAATGTGTATCCCCTCCGGACAAGACGTCCGGAGTCTCGTTCATACTGACGCATGAGTTTATCCATGTTAAGAATAGCTGAAGCGCTATCCTTAATGTCAGCAAGGAACGGGAGCCAACCGAACTGCACGTTAAGGTACTCATCACCAAGTGATGAGAAGAGCTTGTTACGTGCCTCCCATAGTGAATGACCGACTATCTTGGGAATTCCTTCCCTGATAAGTTCAGCCATCGCTACGGAAAGGTTGGCAGGAGACTTGGTTGGGTCGCATCTGCTAATGGCTGTTGAGCCAAGAGCCGCCAGTTGGCTGTCAGAATATGACAGATCTGGTGGCCAGTAGGTCCCAAAAGGTGGGTTCCCACTGACAGATGCAGGATTAATCGGGTAGATCGGTCCCGTGTATATGTAATCACGGTCCGGGCTACTTCCGGTGACATGATAGTGGAACTGTGGAGTCGGGTTTACCGCATCTCCACGGTTATCTATCATCTTGCGCCGGATGGTGTAGAAATCACCACCGATGTCCTCACCCTTGAAGCGAGAATGCTTCTTCCAAGGATGCCCTTCCGACTCAGTCATCTGAGTCCCGACGATCGTGTTGACACCCTGCAGTAAGAAACCTGCAGGCCTTTGGTCCCTATAAGGGTCATTCCGAAGAATGACCCGTCGGGTCCTTTTGGTCTTCACGGCGTCGGCCACTAGAACTCCTCTGGTAGTAGCTGGAGATCCAGCTGTGTGCACTGCGCCGGGCAGGCCCCTTTCGGGGCCTG